AGGAACCGTCTACGTCAGTGCGGCGAGCGACAACCTGCGCCTTGACCTGGAAGGTTCGAGTGGCCAACAAAGTGAGGACGTTGATCGTCTGACCAGTCAGGGTTGGTGCCGAGGTGTCTGCCGACAAGATGACTGCTGCGGCTGACGTGGTGTTGTTGAGCAGCACCATTGACGCGGCCTGCGCATCACCGATGGAGGAGAAGTAGTTGCTGGCATGTGCGCGCTGCGCCTGCCTCGACGCTACCGAGTAGCGACCAGTGGCCGATGAGAAGTAAGCCGTTGCCTGGCTACCTTGACCCTCCGCGTGGGTGTAGGGCGCAGTTGCAGCGGTCTGACCACCTTCGGCATGTGACTGATCACCGCTCGCAAGTGTGCCTGTGCCCTCAGCATGTGCTCGGGTCCCCGAAGCGGTGCTGGTGCCCTCAGCGTGCGACTGAGATCCAGAGGCCGTCGCGCCCGACTCCTGCCAGGAATCTCCGGTGTTGACCAGCGAGGTGGTCGTGCCGGAGTGCTGGACGACACCAGCGGCAGCATCCTGACCAGCAGGACCTGTAGGTCCTGTAGCGCCGGTTGGTCCTTGCGGTCCTTGGGGACCAGCGGCACCACGGATCGCCAACGGCTGCCAGTGGCTGCCGTCGTCAGTGGACGGGTCGATGCCCGTTGATGGGGCTGTAGCGAAATATGAAGACCCGTTCAAACCAACGGAGTCATCAACCACGTAAGACGTAGCGCCGTTCCAGGTGCTTCGCCAAGTAAGACCCGCAGGTCCAACCGGACCTTGTACACCGGCATTGCCCTGAGGGCCTTGAGCACCCGCTGGGCCAGTAGCACCAGTAGGACCGGTTGCACCAACCGCCCCTGTGTCGCCTTTAGGTCCAGCAGGTCCAGTCGCTCCCGTTGCACCAGTGGGTCCAGCAGGGCCAGGGTCACCCGTGTCGCCCTTAGGCCCGGTAGAACCAGCAGGTCCAGCAGGCCCAGTTGCGCCAGCCGCTCCTGCGACTCCAGGATCACCCTTAGGACCAGCCGGACCAGCCGGTCCAGTGGCACCACTAGGTCCTGCTGTACCTGGATCGCCGGGATCACCCTTGGGTCCAGTAGGACCAGCGGGACCAGTTGCGCCCGCAGGTCCCGTAGATCCAGTGGGTCCAGTTGGACCGGTGGGTCCTTGCGGGCCAAGTTCAGCCAGAACAATGAGGTTGTCGGTGCCTGGCTCCAGGGTGACCGTTGATGTCGTGACCGTTGGCGTCGTCACAGCGCGACGACCGGAACGAGTGCCGAGCGAGCAGTGGTGAACCGACCGTTCAGGATTGGACGCACGTCATCCACCCCAAAAACCACAGCGAGTGTGTAACGCGCTCGCCCTTGTAGGCGGTACGTCTGATCGTCGGTCAGGCTGAACGTGATGACCCCGGTAGTGCCGCCCAAGGTGACGGCACCCGTCTCAACGAGATCACCAAGCGTCAGGCGGAAAACGCCAAAATAAGCACCCGTTAGATCGTATGGAGCGCCCATTGTTCCATCAGCGTTGGCTCTCGCCCACGTCAACGAACGCGACCACGTACCCCCAGCCACAGCATCGGTGAAGTCCCACGTGCCAACTGCCATTGGGCTTCCTCCAGTCAACGGGGTTCGCCCAAGACATCGGCCTTTACGAGGCTGTGTTCAAGACGGTCAAACGCTCGGTTTGTTTATGAGCGAGGACGCATCTGCTGGCGACCACCAGAAGGTGCTGCTGCCCCAGGGCCACCACCAGTGGGACCCATTTTGTCGAACTGCTCCTGGTCTTTCTGGGTAACTCGCTTCATCGGGTTAGCCGCCTGCTCCTTGGCTTCCAACTGGCGGTACCGGCGCATCGACAGGTCGGTGTTCTCAGCCAGTTCGATCATCCGACGCAAGGTGGCCGGAGCGTCCACGACCTCCATATAGGCATCCCAGGCAACGTCACTGGCTACGAAGATGCGAGCGATGTCCTCATCCGACAGAGCGTTCGGGTTGGTTTCCACAGTGATGGTGGATGGCACGATGATCGGACGGAACTGGCCGTTGGTGAACGGGTCGAACTGCTTGTCGCGGATCTTGTCCTGGGTCAGGATGCGCTCGTAGGTCGTGATCTTGAACTTCTGGTGGCCGGTGACGTGTACGTGGATCTCGTCCCCACGGCGATCCTCACGGATGATGTAGTTCTGAGCGTCAGAGACCGACTCCCAGGTCTCTACAAACTTCTTCTCGGCCTCGGTGATCGAGCCGGTGTCGAAGGTCGGGTCAATGGTACTCACGGGCATTGCTCCTCCAAGTCAGGTCCAAATTCCAGTTCCAAGAGGAGTGTCGGACTACCGGCTGTTCAGATTCACACGCTCGTTTTGGGAACGTACATCCGTCCGTTCTGATCTATCCACAGCCCGAAGTCATCCGCGCGGATCGAATCGGAACATCCGCTAGACATGCCGCTCAACGTTCGGTTATGGTCTCCGCAGAGGCCCCTTCAGGAGGCCCCAAAACACCATTGGCAGCAGCCATAGAAGGAGCCACTGCATGTCGTCCCCACCCCGCTCCCGCGACCCTCGGGTCGTCTGGGAGAACATCACGCCTAAGAAGGCGCAAGCCCTCATCGACAAGCACAACGAGATCTGCGAGAAGACCGGTAAGGCCAACTACCGTCCCCGCTCCAACCCGAAGGAGGCCGATTTCGCAGGCCAGATGACGGCGGGCAACTGGACTCCCGGCTGGGATGCCATCGCCATCGGTTCAGACGGCCTGATCCTCAACGGCCAGACCCGCTTGCACGCCGTCCTGGACTCCGGCACCACCCAGCGCATGATGGTCACGTACGACTTCCCCGAGGAGGCTGTGGACACGGGCGACCGCAACCGCAACCGCACCAACGGCGACCACTACCGTCACCAGGGCAAGAAGTACTACAAGGAACTCGCTAGCGCCGCGATCATGCTCTACCACTACGAGACCAACACGCTGCACATGTACAACGCACCTCCCGGTGGCGTGGCCGTCCTGGATGAGGTCCTATCTCGTCACGACGGCATCGAGGAAGCAGTTGCGAAGGCCCAGACGGAGTGGCGTACCGCCAACCCGATCCTGTCCCTGACCATCGTGGCCGTCCTGTATCACCTGTTCTCCTCGTACTCAGAGGAGGACGCGAACGACTTCTTCACCGGCCTGATGACCGGCACCAACTCAGGTCGCGCTCTGATGAACCCCGGCAACCCGGTGTGGCGTCTGCGCAACCAGTTGCAGGCCCAGAAGTCCGACCCCGTGAAGTACGAGCGTGCTGGCGAGGTCTACAAGGTCATGCTGTGCTGGAACGACTTCCGTACCAACAAGAAGCGCAGCCACGCGTACAGCGCCATCGGAGCAGCCGCCCCTGGTGGCAAGCCGAAGGCTCTCTGGCTCGACAAGGGCTGGCCAACCTTGCTCTAATCCAATCAACGCAGAAGGCCCGGACTCCCTGAGGAGTACCGGGCCTTCTGACGTGTGTCTATTTACGCAGGCTGGTTGGAGTCCACCAGCAGGCGAGCGCGCTCCGGGTGGTGGATCAGCAGACCCGTGTCCCGGCGAGCGATGTAGTGCCAGTACCAGTTGTCCAGGTCCTCGAACTCCTTGGACTTGAGGCCACCGAAGAAGGCGAACTTCCCGGTGTCGCGGGCCATAACCCACATCTCGTTGCCAGGGAGGTACGGCGTGCCATCCTCGTCCTTGTAGTTCTTCAGACGAACGATGGTGCAGCCACGGTAAGAACCGAGGACACCCTTCTGGCGGATCTCCTCCAGCGTCTCGGGGCCGTAGCCCTCGAAGTCCACGATCTGGTCGACCATCGAGGGGCGACCCACGATGACAACCTCACCCGTACGGGTGGAGTCCTGGACCTGACGGATGGCGTTGTCAAGCGCGGCCTTCGACAGACCAGGCGTGGCAACGTAGTACGGAGAACCGACCGGGATGGCCTGCTCCAGCACCGTGTGGATGCGGCGGTTGATCTCCGCGTCCATGCGCTGGATCGCCAGGTCACGCAGGGTCTGCGCGCTCTCGGCGAAGTTGTTGGTGAACTTGTCCTCGAACTCCCAGACGTGCACACCAACCATGTCACGCGGCACTTCGGAGATCTCGCTCGTGAGCGAACTCGCCTCGATGTAGCCACCACGAGCCATGTAGAACGCCTTCAGACCGCCAGCCTCACGGACGAAGATGCGACCGTTGAAGTCGGTCGTCTCCGTCTCGATCCACCGGTCGACCAGGGTCTCGTACTCGAAACCCAGGAGGATGGATTCGGTCATCTCAGCGGCGAAGTCAGCACGCCACTTCGGGTCTCCCCAGTAGTTGCGAGCCTCCTCGTTGGCACGATCCGTGAGTTCACGCTTTACGCGCTTGTCCTCAGCGGTACGACCGAACGCGTCGACCAACTGCTTGGTGATGTCAGACATTTGCTATCCACCCCCCTTCTAGAAGGTGAAGCGGGCCTCGTAAAGGCCCGTCGACGGGACGGTGTGCTCCACTTGGAGCCACCCATTTGCAGCCGTGCCTACCGCCCAGGTGCCATCGGCAGCCGGGGTAAGGAAGTCGCCCACATTCGGCGTGCCAGCGACCAGGGTTGCGCCTGGCTGCGTGCGACCGTCGTAGAGCGGCTTGTCAGCCGTGTTCTTGAAGAACACCTTGACGCCGCGACCGTTGACCATCTGGGCAAAGCGACCCAGCGGGACGACAGTGAACGGGAAGTCCTGGGGCGAGGTCAGGAACGGGTCCACGCCCTGGAACTGGATGTGCTCGAAGACCACGATCCCGCTCAGAGCAGTTGGAGCGGAGGCCGCAGACGGGCGAACAAGAACGTTGCCCGCCCCTACCTGAACAGCAGTTCCGATCAGGTAAGGCGATCCCGTAGCGGGCACCTTGTTCCGACCGTCACGAACGATGTTCTCGAAGGAACGGAATCCGAAGTTACGCGTGTAGGACATACTGACTTACACCTCCTCTCTATGCGAGTCCGAGGATGGCGCGGCGAGCAGAAGGCTCGTGACCCGTACCGGCCTCGCGGGTTCCGGTCACAGCGGATGCCGTGTCCGTCGTGGTTGCAGTCGTGCTTGTGGTCGTGCCCTTCAGGGCCTTCCACTCTTCGAGACGGTCAGTCCAGGCAGCCTCGTCAACCTCAGCCCACTTGCTGGCCTTGTCGGTGATGTACGCCTCTTCGAACAGTCCCAGATTGCGAACCTGAGCCGCACGGTCGGAGGCGATGGTGGCCTTCTCTGCCTCCGCGTCCTTGGCAGCAATATCTGCCTTGAGCGCGGCAGCCTCGTCAGTCGCGGCCTTGAGCGACACCTGTGCGGTGTCCAGGTCGCCGTTGAGACGCTCGTTCTC